CTGATTCGGTGACGTTGACTGAGGCGAAGCCTGGTTGGTGTTGTGCGTGGATCGGGTCTGAGGTGATTGCCAAGGTCGGGTTGTTTTCGGAATGTTATGTTCCCGCCTACTTCGAGGACAACGATTTTGAGGAACGTGCAAAGCGGGTCAATGTGCAGTTCTGGACTTCGGATTCTGGAGTCGTTCATGACAACTCTTCTACGATTAACTCTGCACCAGAACTAAACGAGCGCAACGCAAAGAGCTTTGCATCCAACGCTGCGCTTCATGCGATGCGCTGGCAGTCAGGGTTACCTGATGCGGGGCATTGGGATTTATCACGACGAAGGGATTTGGGATGGGATTGAAAGAACACTACGACCCGATGGACGATTACGAGAATCTCCACGAAGGCGAGACCATCTATGTTCTCGGCTCAGGAGCAACACTCGACTATCTGACACCAGACTTCTTTGACGACAAGCTAACCATCGCAGTCAATTTTGTTGGCTCAGTATTCGGGTTGAAGGGTTACTACTGCTTCAGCCATTATCACGAAGACGCTCAACATGAGGCGAAGCGTGAGGATTGTATTGGGGCGTTTACTCCTGAGCGTGAGCATGGTACCGATGGGGTGTTTGCTGGGTGTGCTGGGAATCTGACCACGTTCGGTACTCGTACCGGTAGACCTGGGACATCGTTTGATCCGCACGATAAGGATTGGCCTGTGTTGTCAGGGCAGTTGACTATCGGGTCTTCGAGCATTCATGGGGCGATGCACTTGGCAGCGCACATGGGGGCGAAGTTCATTGTGTTGGTTGGGGCTGACTGTGGGCAGTTAAACGGTAAGGACAGGGTTGACGGATATGTTGCTGGTGATACTCATTGGGCTTTATATGAGATGCACCTTCGAGCGATGAAGCAACGGTTGTGGGATGTGTACTCATGTCAGGTGTATTCGTTGAACCCGTTCGTGAACTATTCCCTTGAGGGTGTGCAGTATCGTGGTGCAGCGTCAATCAACTAGAATCAGTTCACTATGCCAATTACCAATGGATACGCAACCAGAAACCAAGTGAAGGCAGCTCTCCGCATTGGGACGGCTGACACCCTTGATGACGACTTGATTGATAACTGTGTTGGTGCAGCGTCACGTTTGATTGATGGTTATTGCAACCGTCGCTTCTGGCAGTCAGGTACAGCGGAGGCAAGAATCTTCCAAGCAGAAGATTCGTTCTACTGCTCGATTGATGACATCGCTGGAACAGCGTTGACATTGAAAAGTTCCACTCAGGCTGACGGAACTTTTGACTTGACATGGAGCCGTTCCGATTATCAGCTTGAACCGTTGAACGGAAACCTTGACGGGTTGACGTGGAGTTACGACAAGATTCGTGCTGTTGGCGATTACCTGTTCCCAACGGTTAATGCAAACTATGGTGAGCAGGCTTTGGTTCAGGTCACCGCAATCTTCGGTTGGCCTTCGGTGCCGGAGCCAATCACACAAGCCACAATCATCCAGGCTTCACGCATCTTCAAACGCTACGACTCGCCGCTCGGTGTGGCAGGCTTCGGTGACTTGGGTGCGATTCGTGTGTCTCGCTTCCTTGACCCTGATATGGCTCAGCTAGTCGAGCCGTATCGTCGTATGCGGATATTTGCATGAGTTACTCAGTCACAAATATCAAGACTGGTCTCTCAAACGCTCTAGCCACGATCCCAGGCTTACGGGCTTACGCCCAGCAACCAGACAACATCAATGCTCCGTTCGCTTGGCCTATGTTGGAATCAATCACCTACAACGGGGCTATGCGTGGTGGGCTAGTCACCCATATCTTCGTGGTGTCTGTATGCGTGGGTAGGTCTGCGGAACGCACAGCTCAGACTGCTTTGGATGGCTATCTGTCTTATGAGGGTACGACTTCGGTTCGTGCAGCGTTGGAGGCTGATCGGTCTTTGGGTGGGGTGGTGCAGAACTTGCTAGTCGAGTCTGCGAGCAATATCTCCACGATGGATGGCAACGATGCGACGTATCTGATGGTTGACTTCCGTGTGGTGGTGTACGCTTAGTCTGTTGATTCGTCGTCCTGCTGGCGTGTATAGTTTCATTAGTAATTCTTCGAGTGCCGGAAGGCAGGAGTATCAAACATGGCAAAGCAAGTTCTCACAAACGTAGCGGTCACCTTCGGCACGGCTAACCAAGACATAACCAGTTATGTAGCATCAGTTACATTAAACCTCTCAAAAGCGGAAGTAGCTACAACTAGTTTCGGTTCGTCTGGTGCAGTAACTCGTGTTGCTGGTCTTGCAGACAACTCAATCACTCTTGAGTTGCATCAGGATTACCCAACGATTGAGAAGTTGTTCTACGATGCTTGGAACGCTGGTACTGCTGTACCAATGACGGTCAAGCCAAACGGAACTGCATCCGCATCTTCTAGCAATCCGCAGTATGCGTTTAATGCGCTGCCGATTTCTTGGACACCTGTGGCAGGTGCCGTAGGCGACCTGGCTACAGCCTCTATCACGTACCCAATCGATGGTGCTGTAACTAAGACCGGTACTGGCGCATAACTTTTCTAGTTAACCCTTAACCCTGCGGAGGAAAAATGAAAATAGCGTTAGAAGTAACGTCTTCACTAGATCAAAAGAAGCGCACGATTGTTGCTGCGTTTCCTGACTTCATCGCCTTTGAACAGAAGTTCAGTAAGAGTGTCGCAAAGTTTGAAGCTGAGTTGACTTTAACTGACCTTGGTTTTTTGGCTTGGCACGCTGAGCATCGCCAAAAGCGAACTGGTTTAGATTTTGATTCGTGGATCAATGAGATTGAGGCGTTAGAACTTGGAGAACAAGCTGACGCTGTGATCGTCCCTTTGGAGATCAGTCAGCCCATTGGATGATTGCGTACCTGTCTGTTGAGACAGGTATCGCTCCTAGTGTGTTGCTGGCAGAAGACCCTCGAATGCTGTTCACGATGTTTGCTTATTTGCGTTGGAGAGCAATTCATCTGAACAAGTAGTCTGTTGTTATGGCACAAGCATTTGGCAGAGCAGGACAAGTCAGCATTACTGGTGGCAACGATGCGATTGAAATTGTTGGCATCAATAAGTTCCTCCGTGATGCTTCTAGAGCCAATCAGAAATTTGATGCTGAAGCTCGTATCGCTGCTGGAAAAGTTGCAGAAAACCTTTTAGCCAAGACTAAAACTGAGGCTGGTTCGGTGACTCGTAATCGTCAGGCTACCGAAGTGATGAAAGGGATGAAGGTTGGCAAAGATCGAATCCCCAAACTTTATTTAGCAAGCAAATCTAGTTTTGTTTCAAAGTCCAATCCGAACAGGAATCGTAAACGTAAGGTGACCAGAGGCGATGTGTTCTTTGGTGCAGAGTTCGGTGGTGGCAAGTTCGGTAAGGGTTCAAAGACCTCTGCTGGGGCAAGGTCGGTGAATAAAAAGGGTGAGTCCCGTGATGGGTATCGCAAAGGTAACGGGTACACCAGCCAGTTCCTTCGCCATCGTGGAAGGGCAGGATATTTCTTTTGGCCTACTGTTCGTAAGGAAAAAGAGAATATAGCCAAGGAATATCTGGACGCTATTGAGAAGGTGTTGAAGACCCTTGACGATAATGCTTGACTTGGGCTGAGTTTCCTGTACCCTTCTAGGAGGAGGGGTTATGGCAGTTCTGTTTAAGAATGTGAAGTCTATTTATCCGAAGCCGTTGGCTTCGTCGTGGGAGCAGCTCAAGGAGTTGTTGTCGTTCCATGAGGAGAACCCAGTCAAGCAGGCTGGGGCGTTGTGGTCTCCGGTTGAGTATGACCCTGGCACTACCAGAGGCAACCGTAACGTGAGGTTTGTTGAAGCCCTTGTGGTGGACATGGACGGTGAAGCGTTTGATGATGCTCGACTGGACGGGTTGGAATGGTTTGCGTATTCCACGTATTCGCATTCGTTATCTGACCCTCACTATCACCTTGTCTTGCCGTTAGCTGAGCGGGTGCCTGCGTCGTTGTGGCGCATGGTTTGGGCTGAGTTGCATGACCGTATCGGGTTGGTTGGTGACCCTCAGACTAAAGACCCTGCACGTATTTTCTATCTACCTCAACATGCACCGGATCAGCCGTTTGAGTTCCATGAGGGTCATGGTGTGTTGTTGGATTCGTCGTTCAGGTTGGATGTTGAACCTGTTGTCAATCCTGTGTCGCCTCGCTCAAAGCAGGTGCGTCAACCTCGTCAGCGTTGTGCTGGTTCAGAGGTGTTGGATGAGGCGTGGTGGAATGCTCCTGTAGATATTTCCCGTTGGGATGGTCTATCAGGTAAAGCTCTTTATTCTGCGATGTTGGATGAGTTTGTTGCTTTGCGGAATGGGTTGTCTGTTATTGAGTAGAATCGGCGCATGGCTGGTGAGCGCACGTTCGTTGTTAAATTTATTTCCGACATTCTCGGTGCCACCAAAGGCATCAAGAAAGTTGGGGATGATTTAGGGACTTTGGGCAAACAGGTTGACTCTGGGTTCGGTCAAAAGTTCAAGAGCGTCATGCCATCGTTCAAACAGTTTGCGGTTGCCGGTACCGCTGCATTTGCTGCTGCTGGTGCTGGTGCCTATAAGGCAATTCAAGCTGCATCAGACTTGGCTGAATCACAGTCCAAGGTTGGGGTCGTTTTCGGTGACTCAGCAAAACAGGTAGAGGATTTTGCTAAGACTTCTGCGACCTCATTAGGTATCACTAAACAGGCTGCACTTGAAGCCACCGGTACTTATGGAAACTTATTCCAGGCGTTCGGTGTAGGCCAGGGTGAAGCAGCAACGATGAGTACGACACTTGTTGGGTTGGCTGCTGACTTGGCTTCATTCAACAACACAACTGTTGATGATGCGATTCTTGCTTTGCGTTCTGGTTTGTCTGGCGAAACTGAACCGTTGAAAAAATACGGTATTGCCATCAATGATGTTCGGTTGAAAGAAGAGGCTCGCAATATGGGGCTTTATTCTGGGACTGGAGCGTTAAGTGTTACCGCTAAAACTCAAGCTGCTTATGCGCTGATCTTGAAGGACTCGACGTTGGCTCAGGGTGACTTTGAACGGACTAGCGGTGGGTTGGCTAACCAGCAAAGGATTTTGAAGGCACAGTTATCGGATGTGGCTGCGCAAATTGGAACGGTGATGATTCCAGCGTTCTTGGGTGCTGTTTCGTTTATTAACGATTCGATGCTTCCAGCGTTCCGTGATTTTGGTTCAGCTTTAGAAGAAGGCGGTTTAGCAGGCGGGTTTGATTTCATAGCAACCAGGTTCAAAGAATCAGCACCAAAAGTTCTGAGTGCTTTGGGTGATTTGATTATGCAGGCCGTTCAATGGATTGGGACTTCAGGACTGCCAATGCTCTATGCAGGTGTCAATCAACTTGCTGACAGTTTGACCGGTTGGATTGAACCTCGTATCCCAGGTTTCATCAACAGCCTGACCAAGTTTTTGATGGCTGGATACAAGTGGATTTATACAAAAGGCTTGCCACAGTTGCTCGATGCGGTTCAAAGCCTCGGTGACACGCTTGCAAGTTTCGTGGGTAAAGCTGCACGTCAACTTCCAGCACAGTTAGTAAATATGATTGCCACGATTGGTAAGTGGATATTGTCTGACGGTATCCCAGCGGTGCTGGGTATGGGCGCACGTCTTGCTGGTTCGCTAATCAAATGGACTGCAACAATCGGTGGTCAACTCATCATTGGTTTGGGCGGTGCAATCGTCGCTTTGGTTGCAGCTCTACCTGACCTCTTTGTCGGGTTCGTTAAAGGTCTTGGCAATATCGCTGTTGGTGCCGTTAAATGGTTCATCTCAAAGTTTGATGATATGAAAACTGGTTTAGCAAACATCGCTGTATCAGTTGTCAATACCCTGATTGATGTTTTCAACAAGATTCCGTTGATCCCTAACATTCCAAAAATCACTCTTGATACCAAGAAAATGGGTACTCAGATTGGTTTGACTAGCGAACAACTCCAGACTGTGAACGAAAAGTTTGACAAAGTAAACGGTACTTTGAAGGTCAGTTCAGAAGATATGCAAGAGTTCGCTGGTTCGACTGCCGGTGCTGGCGCAGCCACAGCCAAGGCTGGCAAGGCCATTGATGAGAATAAGAAAAAGTTGGATCAGTACAATGATTCTTTGAAAAAATCTACGAACTTGGAAGAGCGTCGCAATAAGGCTCGTAAGTCTGAGAAAAAGTCGTTTGATTCATTGACTCAAGCCAACGATGATTTGGCTTCTGCAAAGGCCAAGTTGTCTCAGATTGAGCGTGGTTTTGGTGCTGGTTCGCCTGAGGCTTTGGCTGCGCAACGTGAGGTTGATCGTGCGCAACGTGACCAGGAACGGGCAACGATGTCTGTTGAGGAAGCGATTTATTCTGTTGCTGATGCTGAAAAGAATTTGGCTGATGTTCGTAAAGACCCTGAGTCTTCACCGATGGATATTCGTCGAGCAGAGTTGAATTTGGCTGATGCCAAGTTGTCTGTTAAGGATTCTATTGATGCGCAGATTGATTCGACTAAGGAGTTGAACGACCAGCAAACATTGTTGAATGAAACTGTGTTTGGTGCAACTATTGGTTCGGAACTTTATGATGAAGCGTTAAAGGAAGTTACTGATGCAACCAATGCTCAGGTTACTGCGTTTGAAAATTGGGAAGAACAAGTTAAGGAAACGAAGTCTGCTCAGGATGAGTTCAATGCTTCGTTGCAGGCGACAGCTGATCTTATTTCTAAGTATCCGAAGGTTTTGGGTGGGATGGCTAACCCTGTTGGGGCGGTAACTAGTCAGCCTGCTGTGACGGCTGGGGGTGGGTTTGCGTTGAGGCCGAATGACACTTATCAGATCAATATCAATGCTGCGATTGCGGAAGGTAGTTTGCCCCAGAAGGTGGTTGAGGCGTTGCAACAATACAATCGGAGTATCGGCAAGATTCCAGTAAAGACGAAGTAGCAGTATGGCTGTTTCTATCCCTAACTGTGGCACCTATACCGTCGAGTTGGACTTTGGTTCAACGACGAATGCGTTTGTGTTGGATTCGGCGTTGGCTGGTGTGCTTGATGGGACGGTTTATGTGTTGGACGGAACCACAGATTTTCAGGATGTGACCGCTTATGTGAAGCAGGTATCTATCAATCGTGGCAGGCAGAACAGGTTCCGTGACCCTACCGGTCAAGCTGCGACTGCGGTGATACAGATTGAGGATTCGGATTACAGGTTCAGCCTGGTCAATACTGGCTCGCCATATTGGAATGCAACGAAGGATCGTTTGGGGTTTGAGTTGAACTCTGCTGTACGGATCAGCAGGAATGGGGTGTATCTGTTTACTGGAATCATCACCCAATACAGTCAGTCAATCGAGAACCCGAATAGGTCTTTGGTGACGGTCAACTGTTCTGATGCTCTGTTCACGTTAAACAATCGTAAAGTTGGTGTTATCTCAGTAAGCCCTCAACGGTCAGATCAACGGATCGCAGCTGTTCTTGATAACGAAAGTTTGTTTACTCGACCTGGACAACGTGACCTTGAGGTTGGTGTAGCGAACTTGGGTAACGCCCCGATTGATGCTTCGTCTTCTGTGTTGGATTATTTGATGCGGGTAAACAACTCTGAGCAGGGAAGAATCTTCATGAAGGCTGACGGCACGTTTGCTTTTGACCGTCGCCTTTTAGGTGAACTACAGGATTTGGATGCTGTGCTGTCCGATGCTGGTGGTACCGCTATCCCGTATTCTTCGTTTGAGATTGTGAACACCTGATATGTCAATGATGAGTTTTGAAGGTGTTGATTTCAGTTATCTTTTTTCTGATTTGAACGCAGAACTACTAGATTATTTTGCTAAAGAAAACGCTGCACGAGCAAACGATTTCTCTGTGTCATCCCAATCAGTAGTGAACACAGTTAACGTCGCTATCGCCCCACCAATCCCAACAGCAGACAATCTGCAACCAACTATTGAATATGCTCAAGCTATAGCAGCCGAATCAGTTGCCGAGTTCGGTACACAAGAAACACCGCTCGTGGTCACCCTGCTTGAAACCTTGGATGATGCAGGAGACCTCGCTGGCTACCTGATTCGTAAAGTTCCTGCATTCTGGTTCGGCAATATCCAAATCATCATGAACGGCCTCACCGATGCACAGCGAACCATCATCGGCAACCTAGACATCGGCTCACAAATATCGGTCACCAAAACATTCCCAGCCCCATCAACCCCATCAACGGTCACCCAAATCATGGCACTCGAAGGCATGAGCCATGACATCACACCAGACCGTCACATTGTCACCCTTTACACCAACCCCGCCCGTATCTACACCTACTTCATCCTTGACACCGATGAGCTGGATGACGACACTAAGGGTTTAGCGTAAACTAATCATCGGCTAACATAGGAGCATTATGGCAGTACGTCCAACTTTTTCACCTGGGGATACCCTCACCAGTAATAACATGAATATCCTTGCGAACGCACTTATTACTGTTAACGCTCAGACCGGAACGGCCTACACACCAGGCACCGCTCAGGTAGGTCAGTTGACGACGTTGAATAACGCTGCAGCGCAAACCATCACTATCCCTGCGAACGCAACAACTGCTTTCGCTATTGGTGACCAACTCAACTTCATGTTGCTTGGTACCGGCACCGCAACTTTCGCTGCGGGTGGTACAGCTGTGATTCGATCTGCTGGTGGCAAACTTAAACTCACAACTCAATACGCTGTTTGTACCGTACTCAAGTGGGATACCGACGCTTGGATTATGGTCGGCAACGTAACCGCATAACACCATGCAAATCTTGGCAGGAGTGGGCGCAGGTGCAACCCCACCTTCAACACTTGAAGTGTTAGTTGTTGCCGGTGGTGGCGGTGGTGGTTATTCATTATCTGGTGGTGGTGGTGCTGGCGGTTACCGCTCAAACGCATCTTTTTCTATTGTCGCAGGAACTTCATATACGGTAACGGTTGGTGGTGGAGGTGCTGGTGGAATAAACGTGTCACCTTTTGCTGGTTCATCAGGTTCTAACTCTGTCTTTGACACCATCACTTCTGCTGGCGGTGGTGGTGCTGGTGGTAATACCGATGCAGTTCGTAACGGTATTGCTGGTGGCTCTGGTGGTGGTGGTAACTACACAGGTACAGGTGGCGCAGGTAACACACCTAGCACTTCACCTTCTCAAGGAAACACAGGTGGAACGGGATTTTTTAGTGGTGGAGCCACTTATCACGGAGGCGGTGGTGGTGGCGCAACTGCTGTAGGACAAAATGGTTCAAGCGTTAAAGG